GACAATGCTGTTGATATAAACGACCCGCATTTTTGGCGAAAATACGGAAATTCAAAAGGTGCTCTTTCGGAAATTACTTATATGGTATGCCTAAAAACATTGGCTGAATCTGTTGGAAAGCTACCGCTTAAGCTTTACCAGGATACAGATAAGGGAATACGAAAAGCTACTGAACTGAAGGATTATCAGCTGCTTAAACTACGACCAAACAAGCACATGACAGCGGCGCAGTTTTATGCAACTAATGTAATCAATATGTACCATTACGGAAATGCTTTTTCGTACATAAATGAAAGTCAGAAATGTCTTGATTTGCTTGATTCGAGATATGTAAGAATATACGATGACAATGCAAAGATTTTAACAAATCGCGGCGGCTTGTGGTATGTGTATCATGAACCGAAGACCGGGACTGTGTATAAATTTTCTGAAGATGAGATTTTGCACTTCAGGACCTCACTGTCGTTTGACGGCATAACAGGAATGTCGATACTTGATATTCTGAGAACGACAATAGATGGAAGCGTGAGCGGTCAGGAATTTTTAAATGATTTATATTCACAAGGAATGACAGGCAAGGTAGCTGTAGAATATACAGGAGAACTTTCGGAAGGACACAGAAAAAAACTTATATCGACATTCGAGACTGCAATTGACGGTAATTCGGGTATCAACTTTATACCTGTTCCTGCAGGGATAAAGTTGAATCCGCTTGATATGAAGCTTGCGGATTCGCAGTTTAACGAAATCAGAAAATATACAGCTTTGCAAATCGCCTCGGCGTTTGGAATAAAACCTAACCAGATTAATGATTATGAAAAGTCCTCCTACGCAAACTCCGAGGCGCAGCAAAGAGCATTTTATGCGGATACTCTTCTGTATTTGCTTACCATTATGGAGCAGGAAATGACCTATAAAAAGTTAAGTGATGAACAGATAAAGAACGGTTATTATTATAAATTCAACGTTGATGTGCTTTTAAGAGCTGATTTTGCTACCCGTATGGAAGGATACGCGAAAGCACGTCAGAATGGGTTTATGAATGCCGATGAGATTCGTGAAAAAGAAGATATGCCGAACCTGCCGAACGGTGAAGGAAAGATATATCTTGTAAATGGTAATATGATGCCGATTAATTCAGCGAAAGGAGGTGGTGAGGGTGGCAATTGAAATTAAAAACAAGACTAAATTTTCGGCGGATTTATATCTTTATGGCGACATAGTAGCTGACGAAGGGTGGAAGACGGGAGACGATGATAAGTGCCCGACTGATGTTATTGAGGCTCTTAAGGAATGCGAAGATGTGGATGAGATTAATCTGCATATCAACAGTGCCGGTGGAAATGTATTTGCAGGATTCGCGATATACAACATTCTTTCAAGATGTAAAGCAAAAATAAACACATTTATAGACGGGTGTGCTGCTTCTATCGCTTCTGTAATTGCTCTTGCAGGCGATACGGTGCATATGCCTTCAAATTCGTTTATTATGATACATTTTCCATACATAGCAGTTATTGGGAACGCAGACGAGCTCAGAGAATCCGCTGAGAATTTAGACGCTTTGACGGAGCAAATCATAGATGTTTACGTCAAACACAGCAAAAAAACTGCTGAAGAGTTTAAAAACAGTATGAAAAACGAAAAATGGTTTAACGCAAAAGAAGCGGCTGAATGGTTCAACAATATTATTGCAGAGGAAGAAAATTCTGCAGCGGCTTGCGTGACCGAGATTAAATTCAAAAATGCTCCGTCAGGATTTTTGAAAAAAACCGAAATTCAAAACAAAGACGATGCAGATATTTTAAACAAATTAATTGAAAGTGAGGAATTTTTAAATGAACAAGAAAATGAAAGATTTGCTTAATCAAATCAATGCAAAGACAAAAGAAGCGAGAGAATTTCAGAATAAGGGTGACATCACAGGAGCCAGAGCGGCACTTGATGAAGTTTCAAACTTAAAGGCACAGTATGAAACTGAAAAGGAACTTTATGAGCTCGAAAAAAACAATGTGCCTGACGATCCGAAGCCACAGAACAAAGCAGACGGATTTTCTGTAATGTGCAAGGTGGCAAGACGTGAGGCTCTTACAGCTGCTGAAAATGCACTTGTAACAGGCGGCTCAAACGGTGAGGATTATCTTATACCGGAAGACGTTCATGCGGAGATTATTGAACTCAGAAGAAGCTATCCTTCAGTAAGAGATTTTATAACTGTAATTCCGACAAATTCCATCAAGGGTACATTTAACTTTGAAGAAGGCGGAATTTCAGGCCTTGAAAACTTTGACGACGGAAGCGATATTTCTTCAACAGGTGATCCGAAAGTGAAGCAGGTACCGTTTGCGTGTCAGCAGTATGGTAAGGTAATCGGCATCTCAAACAGACTTATCGGCAATGAAAAAGCACAGCTTTTAGCTTACATTAATCAATGGTTTGTAAAAAAAGCCATCTTCACAGAAAACAAAAAGGTTTTTGAAATATTCGCAAAGAATAAGACTGCAGTAATCATTGACAGTGCTGACGAACTCAGAGTAAGAATGACTGTTGATATTGATACAGGAATTGAAGGAAACGTGATTGCAACAAATCAACATGGTATGGCTTGGCTTGCAACTCAAAAAGACGGAGATGGCAGAAGCTTGCTTGTACCTGATCATGCAAATCCGGCTGTGATGAGATTTAACGGTGCAGTGGTGAAAGTGTTCCCGAACACACACCTTGCCAATGTAGACGGAAAGGCTCCGATATTCTACGGCAGCTTAAAGGATGGTGCATACCTTATCGAAAGTGAACATCTGCATATGGCTGCATCTGATGCTGCGTTATTTAACAAAAATCAGACTGCACTCAGAGTGATTGAAGATTTCGATGCAATTCAGGCTGATAAGGATGCTTACGGTTACGGATTGATTGATATAACAGGTCTGCCGGGTGTGGAAGAATAATAAATGATTGATTTAGCAGAAGCGAAAAGGTTTTTGCGTGTAAATTTCGATGATGACGACAGAGTGATTGAAATGCTTTTAGCGGCATCGGAAGGGTTTTTACGTGCGGCGGTCGGAGAGCGGGCAGACCTCGAAGACCCTCGCTCAAAAACCTTAATGCTTATGCATTTGTCGGATTTGTACACAAACAGAAGCCTTGAGGGAAAAGGAACTAATTACAGTCTGAGCATAAGTAACTTACTTATGCAGTTAAGGCTTGAACAGGAGGGATGACAAAATGACACCGGGTGATTTAAACAATCCTATACAGGTATGTGTAGCAGATGAAAACGGTGTGTTTATTCCGCTTTTTACGGCATGGGTAAAGATTAAGACGCTCGACCGCAGGTGTGTATTTTCATCCTCCGGAGTAGGAAGCCGGAGTACTTTGGAGCTTGTGGCTTATAAGCTTTCTAAGCTCGGACGGAATACGCCTTTTATCTATGATGGAAATTGGTATGTCGTATCAGGAACAAATGACATAGACAGCAACTTTATAAAGCTTACTGCAGGCAGAGTGGATAAGAAAAGTATTATAGTTTCGTCTGTAAAAACAACCGTAAGCGACAAAAACGTCGTGACCGGAAATGTCGAAGAAAGAAAAACCATATCGGGATTTTTGCTTCAAAAATACATAGGCATTACTGACGAGGAAAGCCATAGTGAAAAAACTGAAAGGTTTATTATTATGATTTCACCGAATGCCGGAGTAAAATCAGGTGACTGCGTTGAGGTTGAGGGTGTTAAATATTCCGTAGGCGCTAAAGTGCCTAATACAGATGCGTGGAACGAATTTGAGATATACCGGGAGAGTGATTTGTAATGTCGGGAGTGACTGTAAACGGGCTTGATGAATTTACAAAAAATATTGATTCGCTCTTAAAAGATAAAAAAGAGATACATCGTAAATTTCACGAAAGAGCAGGTAATGCTCTTGAAAGGCTTGTAAGAAGCAATATTGTTGCTTCGGGCGTAAATGATTCACATGGACACGTGCGTGCATGGCAGATTAAGCATATAGGTAGCGGAGGCGGCTATGCTGCAGTTCGTCCGATTGCTTCCGGTACCGGTGCTGATTCACCGGGCGCAATTACTAATTATCTTGAAAATGGACATCAATTCAGAAAAAGATTAAAGGCTAAAAAAGGAAGTCAGAAGGTTCTTGCTGCCAGGGCGTTTGGATTTTATGAAGCTTCAAGAGGAAATGCAGGGAAAATTCTTAATGCCGAAGTGGAAGCTTTAAAAAAAGAGATTGTTGAAAAGCTTAATTGAGGTGATTGAGTTGATTAAAACAGAAGATTTTGTTGATGCAGTACAGGGAGTTTTATTTGATGAGCTTCCTGATGCACTGTACTATAAGGATTTTTTACCGCAGGAATTTGAACGTCCTGCTGTGTTTGTGGGATTCCGTGAATTTAAAAAAATGGAGCATCTGACAAGCACGATTGTTTCGGGTGAGGCTCGTCTTGAAGTAATCTACTTTGCCGAAAGAAACGAACATTCAAGACCTGACAGAATGGGTATCTATGACGTGCTGGACAGATTCCGGGAAGCTTTTTCAGGTGGTAAGATAACTGTTTGCGGTATGGAATTTGATATGGATTTTATGCCGGCAGGATATGCGGACAGAACTGCCATAGCTGACATAAAGATTGAATTTATGGACGATGTACAGCCAGGAAATGTTGAAAATGAAAATGCGGAAATGATGAATGAGATTAATTTGAGAATGTGATTTTGTATATGAAAGGAGAAAAAAGATGGGAATACAAGCAGTATCAGTGGCTTTCAGAAAAGCTGCTGAGAATTTTATAAAAAGATCCTCGAACGATATCGCCGGAGCTGTTGTAATTGTAAGTGGCATTACTGAAAGTAAAACGCAAAGTTTCAGCACTTTTGACGATTTTAAAAAGTGGAACGAAAACGAAAAAATTGTAACTGATACGGAGGTGGTGGAACTTATAAGACTTCTGTTTGTTGGAAATGTGACAAAGCCAAAAGCGGTTGTTCTTGAGTTTACCACCTATGACAATGGCGCAGGTGCTTTAGCGCTTCATATGGCTCTCAGAAAGCTTGAAGAAAATGGCGTGAGTTACTTTACAGCGTTTGTTGAAGCGGGTCAAGATGTGGATGTGTTTGAGATCGAATCCGAATGCTCGACTTATGTAAATGAACATAAAAGCATGTTCAGCGTAGGAAGAATAG